ATCAAAAGTTTCATTATCAAATTGCACAGTAGTATAAGTTGCTGATGCTACACCAGTTTGTTCAGAATTTTTTGAAACATGAAAAGCTGGATAGTTTTGACCTGTAACAGCACCATTCTCAAATGTAACTGTAGATGAATTAGTAGAACCAATCGTTAGATTTGTGCTACCTGATATTGTATCTATTGTATTAACTTCTATTTTTGCCATTATATAATTACCAATGTACTTCCATCTGGTATTGAGATTGTACCAGAGATTGTTACTGTTCCAACTAATAACGCATTTTCACTTCCAGTAATAGAGAAGTTTGTTAGCGTTTGATTATTCTTTACAAAGAAAGATGAAGATAAACTAGATGCTGATACTGTGCTATCGCTAGGTGTACCAATATCTAATGTATTACCTAATGCTACACCAAAGAACGTATCGTCACTTGCTGGAGCAGAGGTAAAGGTAATGGTAGATCCACTGACTGTGTATGCTGCACCAGCTTCCTGCTGCACTCCAGAAATATTAATAATAAGACTTTCTTCGTTTTGAGGTATAAAATTTACACCAGCTACCTGTAAGGTAAACGCAGTTGTGCTGCCATCAAACGATGAACTTATGTCCGATATTTTCTGGTAGTTTCCTACCAATGGTTGTTTGCCAATAAAAGGCATCTAGTTTACTCCTTTAACTTTTTGGATTGTCAGTCTTAACTTTAGCAATCCTTGTTCTCCAAGCATCTATGTCATGGTAAATCTCATCTAATTGTTCACCAATATCACCATAGGCTTGTTTTCTTGTGCTGTCCACTACTGCGTTAGCTTCATCAGTATTAGCTGCGGTTTCGTAGCTATCTAATTGGCTATCAGTTGGTTTGTCAACACCAGAAACATTCCACTCTTTGATGTAAGCACCATTGCCATCATCTTGTAATAGAACGTCTGATAAAAAATCTACTTCATCTACAGAATTTGCAGCTAAGTATTTTTTTATTTTAGTTGATAATTGTGCCATAGTTTTTCCTCCTTAATTTTGTTAACTTCCTATCCTGTATGCACCAAATGATGTTTTTCTATCTGCACTAGCATCAAATTCAGGTGTACCAGCAGTTACATCAAGTCCGCCATACAACTCTAAATAATCGGTAGTTCCATTCATATCTACAATTCCGCTTACTTCAGTTCCAACATGGAAAGCATAACTAACTCTAAAATCCAAAAGATTAAATAGAACACTAGAACCATTTTTATAAATTATAGCATAATTATGTACTATAGAAGTAGCTTGACCAGTATAACCACAAACTCTACCATAGACAAAATATTTACCAGCTACTGTCGGAGTAAATCTATAGTTAGTAGTATTATCATAACAATTATCTGTATCAAAAATCTCTGTGTTAATTTGAACTTTTGTAAGAACGTTATCCGAAGGAAATTGGTCAGTTGATAAATAAGCCTCAAAAGCTGGATAGTTTTGACCAGACAATTCACCAGTAAACGTAAAGTCGTCTGCTAGGTTAAGTGCTTCTGATTGTAATTTTGTTATTGCCATCTTATGTATCTCCTAATCTTAAAAACATCATGGTGGTTTTATTTATATTTGTATCTCCAAAAGCTCTTGTGTCATCACCAGAGGTATTAAAACTATTTGAAACTACTTTTACTTTTACGTTTGATGTATCTGTTACATCTAAAAGAGTTGAGCCTGAATTACCTAAAAATTCACCATTACTTAAACCGCCATCACCAGCTCTAACAATTTCATTATATGTTGAATTGTCTGTAGTTGCTTGAATTGTTACAGCAGCTTCTGTATCTGCTGATGATGTAACTCTACCTGACCAATTTATCATTACTAAATAAATACCAGTAGCTGGAAATGTAAATATTCCTGAAGAAACTGACATTGATGAACCTAATGTTCCTTGACCTGTTCCATCAATTTGTTCCCATGCTGTTAATGTTCCGTCTCCAAGAAAATCAGAAGTTAATCTCCATTGGTCTGCTATTGTAATTCCTTGTGTAACCCCAGATAGCTTAGCACTTGTAACGCTGCTATCTGCAATTTTAGCTGTAGTCACCGCACTAGCTTCAAGTTGATCTGTTCCTACAGATGAATTTGGCGGATTAATAGTTTCAGTAGCCTTACCAAGAAACACACAATACATATCATCTGAAGTTGTTGTAGCAGATGTTAAGGTAAGTGTCGTACCAGATGCGGTATAAGCAGTTGTTGGTTCTTGTCTTACATGGTTAATGAACAAAGCAATATCTACTTCATTTGTAACGCTTTGATCTAAAGTATATCCAGTTCCAGCAATAGTCGTAAAATCTTGTTTAGCAAGACTAATGTATTTCTGTGCTGGTACTGCTCCAATAAAAGGCATTAATTTCTCCTATGTACTAATTGCATCTACAGTTGATACCCAAACATCTAATGAAGAAGCAGTGTCAGATATTACTTTCAACGCATCACCAGATTGCACCACAAATTTAGCACCACCATCAAGCACCTGTAATGATGAACCTGCTGGTATCACAACATCTTTTACTAGGTAAATGTCGTTTGTACTATCATTGATGTAAACTGAAGCAGTAACGCTTGAAGATGTAATATTTGCTACACTAATTCCTACAACTGTATCATAACTGTCAGCAGTAAAAATTGTTGCTGCTGAAGTTCCTACATCGTTGCTTGTGTATCTTCTAAAGTTTTGTGCCATATTTACTCCTATATTATAATGCTATTGCCATTGCAATCGCAAATCCGTTAGTTGCAAAATTAGATGTATCAGTCGCTTCTATATTGTTCCAAGCTGAGCCATCGTAATATTTAAGAACATTATCTGTTGTATTAAAATATAAATCTCCAGCATTTAAAGCATCCCCATCGTTATCCACTGTAGGATCTGAGGCTTTTGCACCAAGGTAAGTATCATCAAAATTATCTGCCGCTAGTTCTGCCGCTGCCTGAGCCGCTTCCGCAGCAGTCTGAGCATTAGAAGCATTGGTTGCAAATGTACTTGCTTCATTTCTATAAGTTAATGCACTTGCTTCACTAGAGTTTGCACTTGTAGCAGAACTTGCTGCATTAGAAGCAGAGGTACTTGCCTCACTAGCTTTGGTTGTTGCAATACCAGCTTGAGTGGTTGCTGTACTTGCAGAATTTGAAGCGTTGGTTTCTGATGTTGCAGCGTTACTCTCGCTTGTAGCTGCGTTGGTTTCACTTGTAGAAGCGTTTGAAGCTGAGGTTGCAGCATTAGTTTCTGATGTTGAAGCATTTGAAGCTGAAGTTGCTGCATTCGTTTCTGATGTTTCTGCATTCGTCTCTGCTGTTTCTGCCGCTGCTTGTGCTGTCTCTGCTGCACTCTGTGCGGTTTCTGCGTCTGTAGCGCTAGATGCTGCCTCTGATGCTGAAGTTGCAGCTGCTGTTGCTGAGGTTGCTGCCGAGACTGCATCAACTAATAATTCAAAATGGTCAGTGTCAGTTAATAAATCGCCTACTACACTATCAGCAACACAAATATAAACGTTATTAAGTTCATTAGTTGAAGTTGATTTTACAATATCTCTAACAACATAAGCTTCAGTTGTTGTTGTTGTATCCGTGCCTTGGTATGTTCCAAGTTCTTGAGTAACAGATAATTCACCATTATCATCAAATGCTAATATTTTATTAGCACGTTCAGTGGCACCTACAGTAAACTCTGTAGATGTCATCGTATTCGTTCTTGATAGTTTGATTGATCTATCGTTCTCTTCTTGTAATTCTTGAGTGATCGATGTTAGTTTATCAAACGCATCTTCTAATGAGTTTGCTGGTAAAGGATCGTTTTCAATTAAATCTAAACCTTGAGTTTGTGGAGTGTCTCTCCTTAAAATAACTGTCAGGCCTGAAACTGGCGCAGTTGTAAATGTAACGGATCCGCCTCCAGCATCACCAACACCAGAAACAGTGTAATCTGTAGTTATCGTTTTTACACTTTCAGTTCCAGCAGATGTTCTAGTAATAACCTCTATATCGTCTTGATCTGTAATTTTAAATGTATAGTTAAATACAGTTGTCGAACCGTCACCTGAATAACTATTTTTAATTGTTGTTGTACTAATTGTCATTTATTACTCCAATGGAATTGATCTTTGTCTATGTATAATTTTTTCGTTTGCAGCTTCATTTAATGCTTCATCAATTTCTTTTTTGTACTCCAAATACATTTGTTTTCTAGCATCTGTTCTGGAAGCAGAAATAATATCAGATATGACACTTTCTTTTTCTATTTCAGACGCATCTTTGTAAAAACTACCATAAGGTTCTTGACCTTTAAATAATTTTGTCAATTCTTTTTTTGTTATATCCCCAGCTACTTTTTTAGTAAAGGCTAATTGTTCCGAAGTTAAAGGAATATTTACATCTACACCAGGATACCAATTTGACTTAGAGTATGTTTTTCTAATACTTGGCACTCTAAATCTAAGTCTTTCTAATTCATCTAAAATTTCAGAATTTTTAATTTTTGTAACAACACCAAATTTAGCATACTTTTCACCTAAGAAATCGTAATCATCATACATATCTGCTTCGTATATATTTCTGAACATATATTCACCAAATTCTGTAGATATTTGTTGAAACTCAGATGATCCTGGTAACATCTTACCTATCTGTCTAGCACCTGTTGGGACCAAACTAGAAAAGAATTGATCTAACCATTTCTTACCAGTTTTAAATTTGTCTTTACTTGTATAAAGCATATCAATATGCTCAACCGCTTTTGCTACTCCAACCATGTTATTTGAGTTAAGAATATTCTCTCCAAACATAATTGTCATACCCATTGCAAATTCTAAATAATCTTTTGCTTCATCATGATCTTTGGTTATCTGGCCAAAGAGTGCACCAGTATCAGCAGCCATAGCCATCATGATAGCAATTGGATCGTTACCAGTTAAGTTAATTTGTACAATATCGTTACCAACAGGTATTCTTAAAGATTTAGGCTGATAGTTTCTAGCCTTTCTCATTTCTCTACCATCTTTACCTGTTCCAAGTAATACATCGGATCCACTTGCATAACCAAGATAACCAAGCGGAGCAAACACCATAAAGAACGCTCTACCTGTTTCTTGCTTAGCTAATGCAAGTTGTTGTGCTGCTGGTCCATTAGAACCTTTTAAATCAGTTTGATGATTTTTAACTAATCTATTTAATGCTGGAAAACGCTCTAAACTAAACTGTGTAATGTTAACCGGTGTTTGAATAAATGGTAAATAGTAATTACCTAACCACCCCATAAAATCTAGTTTGTATTTTAGTGTTTGTAATCCTTTTCCTAAACCATGAAACATATTATCTTCGGTTCCAAGTTTAGTTGTAAACGTTGCGTATCTAGCAGCATCTTGAGCTTGTTGTCTCATTACATCAGTTGGATTTTTTATAAGCGCTGCAATATAATCTGGTAGTTTATCTTTCTTTAACAAACCTTGTTCAAACTTTGACATTCCATCTCTAAATGCCAATGCATATAATTCACCACGATACATTCTATTTTTAAAGAATGCATCAGTTGAATTTAAAAATCTTGTAGGTATAGAATTTAACGTTGCGATACGACCCATTGTGTCAACCGCGTTAGCAGAAAACTTTTGTAGGTTATTATTTCTTTGCATGTTAAATGCGTTAGCAGAAAACGCATCATCATTTCTCAATTCTACTTTACCTATTTTAATATCACTATCTGGAAACTTTAATCCAAATGATTGTTTTTTAATTGATAAATTTTCTCTATTTAAACTTTTAGCAAAAGCTTGAAACATCTCTTTAGATGATTGATTAACACCATAAGCTAATGCAATGTCTTCATGTTTTCTAATTGCGTCTTCTAATGGTAAACCATCATCCGTAAATCTTGCGGCTCTTTTTCTTTCGTTTCTTATCATTGCTTGAGAGACCCAGTTACCGACTGTGTTTTTTACAAGCGTGTACGGATTTGATAAGAAAATGTTTATCATCGACTGAGAAAAAGCATCTGAAACTTTACCAGCAAAACTTTTATCTCCAATATCTTTTGCAAACTCTAATTTTTTACTTTTAGTTTTTAATTTTCTAAATGTTGTAGCAAGAGCTTTAATTTCATCTGGTCCACCAAGTTCCATTAATAATTGATTTTTTCTTACTGTATCTAAATCAAGATCTAATAAACCTTCATCTGTTGCTTTTCTAAATTGACTTAGCGCTCGTCCAGTCTCAGTTCTAACACCTAAAATATTTTTAGATAATTCAGATGTAAAAGCCATTTGCTCTCTATACTTAATTAAATCTGTTGTACTGCCATCTGTTGCAGCTTTTTCAGCAAGTAAATCTAATTTTCTAACTTGACT